TTCCGGTTTTATCTTTTCATTATCCTTATGAACGATGAAATTTATGCCGGGCTTTTCGTGCTGTACTTTTTTAGCCCTGATTTCATTTTTGTTAAGAGACTTGATTATCTCTTCGATTGCAAACCGGATTTTAGGATCCCCGTTGTCTGTCCAAATAGTAATTTCATTAGGTTTACTGCAGCCACCAAACAATAGAACTACTATGAAAATGGTTAATATGAATAAGTATTTTTCCGTATTTTATTCACGACAAATTATTATTATAAAAACAATTTAAAATATTACTTATAATATATATTAAGATGACCCACCCAAATAACTATGATTACGTGAAAAAATGGCGGAAAGCTCACCCTGATCTTCATCGTGTACGCAATTTATTATACGCAACAAAACACCAAAGATGGAAAACCATAAGTAACGCTTTTATGAAAAACGACAAATATGACCCAGCCCTATTTCTTTAGGAGTTTTATTTGTAAGATATTACTTATTTTACAAATTAATTATATTAATTAAAAAAAGAACTTAAAAATAAAATATTATGTAATATTATAATGGCGACAACTATTGAAAGCTACCTAACTGACGGAATCATTTCCTTTGCGTTCCCTAAAATTGACACCTATACCAATGAGCGAGGCGAGATTAAGAAGAAACCAATCGGTATGCCTAACTGGCGAACTATCAACAAACTTAATTGCTTACATTTTAATATTGGATCTGCGTATGCTGTGGTCACTGGTGAAGCATCTAACTTAACTATATTTGACTTTGATAGCAAAGCAGATTATGAACGTCTCGTCCTAAAACATCCTGATTTGAAGAAATATAAAACAATTAAAACGAATAAAGGATTTCATATTTGGTTTACCTATAACCCTGACTACAAAACAACAGTTGACTGTTTCAACGACTACAAAGGAGTAGATATTCGTAACGATGCTGGTATTGTATTTTGCCCACCCACGAAATATGCTTTGCCTGATGGTTCTATCGTTGAATATGTTGATTTGGGGGGAACAATTGAAAAACCACCTGACTTTTTGAAGTCATATATCAAGACAACCCCTATTACCCAACTTATACAAAACAAACCTTCTGGAAAGCTAGAACAAGATAAAAAAGATGTAACCAAAAATGAAATCGTAGATAAATTGCTATATCTTGGACTTCTAGATGGTAAAGCTCAAGGTGCGTGGGATGAATGGCGAAATGTAGCACTATGTATGCGATGGATTACTACATTTGAACACTTTGACTTTTTTTCAAAAATAAATAAATCCAAATACGACAAAAAAGAAACGATTGACCTCTGGAATAGTATCCGTGAGAAATACGAAGCAATGAATCTTGGGACTCTGTTTAGTTATGCGAAAGAATACAACAAAGACAAATATAACCTTTACTTCAACTACTATATTTCTGTTGAGAAGATGACAAAAGGGGCATTAACTATCGCTGAGTGTATAAGCCCAAAATTGGAACGCCATTTAAAATGGTCTAACGACAAATGGTTTATGTTTTACAAGAAGACAAACTTATGGATTGAAACAAAAGAACCGTCACACATTATCGTTCAAATGATTCATAAACACATTGACTATTCTATACAAATCAAAATCAATGAACGCAATAAAATAGAAGATACCGATCAACAAAAACGTATTACCGATGACATTAAAACTTACTCAAAAATGTATAGTGAAGTGGATAAATCAGGGTTTTATTCTATGATTACCAAACACTTAAAAACGATTTTATATGACAGTGAATTTTATTACAAGTTAGATAACAACCCTTACAAAATAGCGTTCCAAGATGGCATCTATGACCTACGAGAAAACAAGTTCAATAAAGGGTACAGCGATTACGATTATATCACAAAAACTATACCATTTGAATATAAAGAACCTACTTACGAACAAACGGAATTCGTAAAAAATGTAATCTTTAAAATATGTAATTGCAATAAATCTCATTTTGATTATTATTTAGGTGTATTAGGTCAAGCACTATTAGGAGACGCTGAACTGGAAAAAGCACTATACTTTTGTGTTGGTGTAGGGGGTAATAATGGTAAAACGCTCATTTTAGAAGCACTCGCTGACATTATGCCGAATTATGTAAGTAAGATTGAACGAAAGACATTTGAAAAAGGTTACACAAAAGCACATAAACATCTAGCAGGAACAAAAGGAAAACGAATTGTATATGTTGAAGAACTATCTACAAAAGAACAAGAAATTGAATTATTAAAAGAAATCGCAGACGGTAAAAATATCAAAAATGAGATTATGTTTGGAACGGATGAATTAATAAATATTATGTTTAAACTTGTATTCTTATCTAATTGTCAAGCAAATATGAAAGTAGATGGAGGTATTGGAAACCGATACAGACAATTATGTCATAATTCTAAATTCAACAAAGAAACAACAGAAGATAATTACGAGACACTTGATTTTATTCAAGATAAAACACTCGCAGGACTATTAAAAGGAGATTACAAACACGCACTTATTCAATTATTTTTAGACGCAGGACATAACTACACAAAAACGAATAACTTAATTATTCCTAATGAGTTTCAAGAAGCCATTACAAATACATTAGAAGCAAATGATGAAGTTAAAATGTGGTTTGATGAAAATTGTGAATATGGAGATGATTTTAAATGTAGTAAGTTTGAATTAGAAAAAATTCTCGCTAAATCATTTAGAGAAATTCAAACAGAAATACAACGAATAACTAATTTTAAATATGATAGAAGACTAACATTTGGAAAGACTAACAGAGGTGGATTTAAAGGATTTAGAATTAAAGAAGAAAACAGTTGTATGATTGATGTAGATTTAAAATAAAATACGCAATCTTACTAATAAATAATAAAGGTAGGACGGTAGGACGAGGTAGGACGCTTTTTCAAAAGTTATCTCAGGGAAGTGAATATAGAAAAACTTTAAAAATACCGTCCTACCTCGTCCTACCGTCCTACCCCGTCCTACCGTCCTACCTCGTCCTACCGTCCTACTTTTTTTTAAAAACCAATAGTAAGATATTTATGAATATGTCGAGAACAAATATAAATAAACCATAATCAATATATCAACTATGATTGATATAACTATGATAGATATTACCAATATGATGATGTATATCAAATTAACTAACCCAAATCTATATAAAAAGATGCTAAAAATCCATTATATCAGGATCTCTCCTTAAATAACATTCATTAAGTAAGAAATCATATTCCATTGATTCTTATGAATTGTTTTGCTTTTTTATTGATATAACTTTTTAAAATTCGTATTTGTCTCCTTAGCAACGGTTTCATATCTTGTTTGTTTTTTTTCATACTAATCTGTTCCAAAATATTCTCAACTGGAAATGCAGACACTATTTCTTTTATCAACTGAAGACTTTCTTTAATTTCGGTTAAATTGAATTTTGGACTATCTAAGACCAAATACATCGTTTCTAAGTCATTTTTACTTCTGTAGATAAGACCATCTGTAGAGTTGAAATAATCCATCAATATTTCTTGTTTTCGTGGCTCTTCATTTTTTAATTTTAGCAGACTAAACATTCGTTTAAGTGCCTTCATATAGTTTCCTTCACGTACCTCATCAAAGTATTCTTTTGTAATATTTTCTACAATTTCCTCTAGGGTTGGGTTCATATTTGGCACTCCGTCAACGTATATGTTATATACTTCAGTGATTTCTATAAAACGTCCTGAAATCAATGCGATTATATCCATTTTTATGATGGACTTGTGTCTCAACGCTTCGGCAAAAGTTATACCTCTATTATTATCATTTTTTATCTCTTCAGAATTCCATCGTAAAGGAACACCATTCATCTCACCACATTTGAAGTCTGATATGATCACATTGTCTGACCTTTTAATAACTTCAAACACATTTTTAAAATGATTGTAAATTGCCCTATCACTTTTACCGTACACAGTCTCAAATAAATCATAATCTGAATAATATACAGACCGCTTGATAGAAGCTGAACCTACAATATTTACTTTAGACTCAAGAGACATTAACTTACCGATATTTTTAATCGCATTGTTGTATTGTTTCATTATATATAGTTTAGATAAATTAAAATTAAGGTTCAGCGGGGTTTAAATTAACGACCGCTCTATCACCAGTAGCTGAACCTCCAATGTTTTGAATGAGTAGGTTTAATTCATTATACCGTTTATTGAGACGCTCAAAAACCTCTTTGTAATTCCCTATTTCACTTGAAGCAGATACTTGAGATAAATTCTCACGAACGGTTCGTGCGTCATCTTTTAGGGCATCTTGTAGATTGCTATTTATCTCAGACGTCCAAGTTGATAGTTTGCTTTTGAATGAGTTATATAGAGATTCCGTTAGAGGTGTCATTTGTTGAATGAGGTTTGCAATAGATGAATCAACTTTACTTAGGGTGTTATATAGTAGTTTTTGTTGAGATACGTCTGGAGAACCGATTCGGAGTTCGAGTTGTTCATTTTTAATAAATTGAAGTGTTTCTCGTAGATACTCTTTATAAGTACTACCTCGTGATATGCCTGTATATTTTTTAGTCCATACATCTAAAAAGACTTCAACTAGAAATCGCCTTTCCATTAAATCTGGCAAACTATTTACCATTTGTAATCGTGATTCAATAGTATCTTTTGAATCTATTAAATTTTGATATTGAATTTCTTCCCATAGTTCATCTTCGGCTCTTTTTTTATCCTCTCTGTTATCAATTTTGTATTGAATAAACTCCGATTCAAGTTGTTGGTTAATAATGGATGAGTCGGTTTGTTGTAGAGATGTCTTAACTTTTAACTGATTTGCTAAACCATATAGATTGTTGAAATCGCTTAGAAATTTGGAAGAACCAGTATCTTGTCCTGATTTGATTCTATTGATAGTTTCTTGTGGATTTTGTTTTAATTGTTGAATGCCTAATCGCTCAAAACGCTTCGCAACTTCAAATATAGAATTTCCATCTAAACTGTAAATAGGCATTATATATTGGTAGTATATTTTATTTTCATACTTAAAACCTTAGGTTTTAAAAATCCTTTTTGCTACCTTTTTTTTAAAAAGGTATATATAATGAAATTGTTCACACCAAAAACTTTGAATAAGTCGCCATACTACGAACAAATAAAATATTTTGTAACTAACACAGATTTAGAGAACGCTTTTCCGAATTGTAAAATCGTTAAATACGCCGACCTAGACCAATATCAACATATTTACGATTTACTGCCAAATCGGACAGATTTTTGCTTTATTCTTACAGAATCAAAATACAATATGGGACACTGGACGGTTTTAGTTAGGAATGGGTCTAATTTTGAGTACTTTGATTCGTATTCCGACAGCCCCAAGTCTATACTAGATTTCATACCTAAATATATGAATAAACAATTAGGAAATAACTGGTCGCAAGATTTAGGGAAAATTATCAAAAGCATAAAACCAAGCGACAAGTTTCTATACAATAAATTTCCATTTCAACAAGAGATGAATGATGTGAACACGTGTGGTAGGTGGGTTATTATTCGTGTTGCGACATTTTTAAAAGAAAGTATAAATAATAAGCAGTTTTTGTCTTTTATTAAAAAAAATCAGAAAAAAGTCAATAGACCGCTTGATGAAATAGTTTGTATGTTAGTATAATTTATACAATCTTTTTTTATATAGGCATAATATATATGGCTCGTTACGAATACATCTATTACAATGCTTTAATCAATAATATAGACTCAAACTCAAGTATACATCACGAACCACCCCTAACCTTTAATGAACAGAGGGATGGTCCGTTGATCACCAATTGCCAAGATTACGATATGAGTATAGCAAACTTTAAGGTTGATCTTAAGACCTTACCCACATTTATACCCACAATAAAATATGCTGACGATGACAGTCTCGTAACTACACGAAATAAAACAATTTACAGCATTACGTTAGCATACGACGGCTACGCATCCACTGCCCACGTATTCTATCAACCTCAGGACAAGACCAACGGCACAACGCCACCGATGTTTAAGCAAGGGTTTGCAGACTATCGTTCAGGTTATTACAACTTATACAATTATGAGTTTTTTTTTGTGATGGTGAATGAAGCAATAAAAGAAGCATTTAACGGTCTTCAGCAGACGCTACTTCATTACAATAAAACAAAGAACTTAGGCAAGGATATGCCGTATTTTATTTTTGATAAAGATACTGGGTTAATCTATTTGAATGCTCCAGAAGAAACTTTTAATGACGACACTCTCGACGAAGTATCCATTTATTTAAACCGTCCATTATATAGATTATTTAACTCATTGCCTTTTTCTCACGAAAAGGTCACATTAATTAAAATAGACGGAAATGTGACGATGAGTGGTTTTAAAATTAATATGAGTAATTTTGGAAATGTGAATGAATCTTTGTTGTTACCTCCTCAATCTGATGGAAGTATAGCAAGTGTTAAAGTGGATTATCTTACTGTTTATCAGGATTATTCAACGCTGGATACTTGGTCGCCAGTGGAATCCATTGTTATATCAAGCAATACGATACCAGTCCGTAGTAGCAATACATCGGCGAATCATAGTTTTGAAAATGGATCGGAAACGGTCAATGGTTCTAGCAACATCGTTGAACTTGAACTCTCAGATTTTAAATCAGGGACGCCCATTCCAGGTGTCATTTATGAACCTTCCTATCCAAGATGGTTAAATATGCGAAACCAAAGCGAACTGACAAATATCAATCTTGAAATGTATTATCGTAGTAAATTAGATGGTTCTTTAATTCCAATTCACATAAACTCAGGTGGAACATTTAGTCTCAAATTAGTCTTTAGGAAATTAATGTAAGGACTGCTAACTTTTTTAAAGGTTGATATAGTATGTATAGGAAAAAGAAACTAACCAAGAAAGATTTAGAAGATATTTCAACAATGTCTTACGAGAAACAAGTTACTCTATTTAAAACAAGAGCAATGAATAAATATAAAGAAGCGGATATGAAACTGATTCCGACAAAATACAAACCAAGTGACAGAGTATTTCAAAAACAATATAATACACGACTTCGTGGATATAACATTAATCTTTTAGAAGAACAATTAAAAGGCGAGTCTTTAAGAAGAAGTTCCAGAATTAAGGGCGATACCCTTAAAAATTTGTAGTGTGGGTCGAAACCTCCCAGAATTAATTAGCATTCGTTAAAATTATTATCTAAGCACAATATATATGTCAAGCGAACTTAGTACCTTTCTCATTGAAGACCCTCGTATCAGTCGTATTACTTCGGACATCCAAGTTGCTGTGAAAGATGGTCCTGCGTCTTGTGTCGTTCAAGGATACCCCACGAACTCTAACAGTTCATCTACCACGCTTTTTAACGTAAATGTCCCAAGCGAAAATACCCTAGTAGACCGTAATCTTCGTGTACAAGGCACGATTCAATGCGTGATGGAATTAACCGTTGGGGCGAATGCTGTCCCTTTAGCCGAGTTGCAAATTATCCCATCCGCATTTCCACTCAATCAAGCCCTTCAATCCGCATCTCTTACTCTAAACAATGCGAAGGTAACCGTCCAATCGTCTGATATTCTAAACATTATCACTAAACAATACCATCAGCGGTTTTTAAGCAAACACATTCAAACAACTCCGTCTATGGTGGATAAATACTATGCCAAAGCAGTGGATGCTATGGATAACAACAAACCATCGGCTTGGGGGGCAGGTGTTGATAATGGCGAGAAAGATTCGGATACCGTAGGTCGTGCGGATTCGGCAATCAGTTATGTTGTATACACTGGTGCTGGAGCTGTAGTGGCCGGTGGAAACTTAACCGCCGATACTACTTACTATGTAGAGATTACTCTTGAAGTAAATGAACCCATTCTTGGAATGCCAACTTTAGAATTTAAAGAAGACGAATCGTCCTATTTAGGTATTAACAATCTTGAACTCGTCCTTCAATACAATGACTTTAAGAATGTTTTTAATGTAAATAAAGAATTAGTTATGTCTTTCGCTTCTGGTAAAAAATTCGGAGCCCAAGCATCCACTCTATTTCTAAAAGATGATGCTCGTCTTATGGCTCGGTATATCAGTCTTCACCCATCGCAATACGCAAAACTCAACGCCAAGAACATTCTCCCTTTTGATGAGTTTATTGCCTATAAAACAACTCTCACTTTACCGGCCGATGGACAAGGTGTTGATAATGCGATGACGAACGTAATCAGTATGCGTCAAGTTCCTGACAAGATTTTCATCGTAGTGCGTCCTCAATATCGGTCTCAAAAAGCATATTGGTCTAACAACTTATGCTATCCTATTAATCAAGTAAATGTCACATTCAACAACAAAGCAGGTCTCCTAAGTGAAATGGATGCTTTTTCATTATACCAAATGTCACGACGAAATGGAAGTCAGCAAACTTGGAATGAATTTCGTGGAGTTGTCCGAAATGGTAATGGCACTACTTACACATCTCTAGGAAGTATTATTGTAATTGACCCTTGCCGAGATCTTGGATTGTCGGATATGCTTTCGTCTTCTAGTTTAGGACAATTTGGTTTTCAGGCACTAGTATCTTGTAATCAAATTACTGGAATTGCGAACTCGGTTGTTGGAAATATTGAACTCTGTGTTCTTGCCTCATACGGTGGTGTAATGATTACGGAGCGAGGTTCAAGTGCTACGATGAGTGGACTACTAACAAAGACTTCGGTTCTTGAGGCAAAAGAAAAGGGGACTTCCTCTATTGATTACGAAGACGTTGAAAGTTTGTCAGGCGGAAATTTAATGAAAAAAGGAATCACGAGTCTAGGCGATGTAATACAGCGAAATCGTGGAAGTATTGCAAAAGCGATCCGAAAAGGAGCAGATGTTGTAGGTGGGGCGAAATCGTCATACTCGACATCTGGCGGTTCAAAACTTTCAAAGTATATGTAATCTTTTAAATTAAATCTCCATATAATATTTTTTTATCTCAATAGATATTATATGGAACATACAAACATTGTCGATTCTCCGTTAATTGGTTTGAGTGGCGGAAAGTTAGATAGAGAAGTTGTAAAGAAGGTTTTAGAAAATCTTCCACTAACTTCAGCAAATAAACGTCGTTTAAAAAAACTTGAATCCCTTCACGGAGCAGGATTCTGGTCAGATTTCGGAACAGGTTTCAAGAAAGGAATTCACGAGGGGTTGGACGTTGTATCTAAAGTCGCTGATGTAGGCGTAAAACTTGCTCCACTGGCGCCTTTGTTGATGGCTGGTTCAAAAGACCTTGAGAAAGCAAAAGAATCACTTAAGAATTATGTGAATCGTCAACGCAAAACAATGCCATCCAAAAAACATTTAAAACTACTTGAAGAACACGGAATTATTTCTAAACAAGGCGGAAATGTATTTAAAGACATTGGAAAAGCAACAAAATCTGTGGCGAAAGCAACAGAAAAAGCCACAAAATCTGCCATCAAATCAACCGCAAAAGCATCAAAATCTGCCGTCAAATATGTAGGCGATCACGAGCAAGACATACGAAATGTGGTTAAAAACCCAATCGTAAAAGGTGTTTTAACTGGAGCTACCACGATGGTAGCACCAGAGTTAACTCCATTAGTAGGAATGGCTTTGTCGGCCGCCGGAAAACCTAAAAAAAAAGCAAGTGATTGGGTTCAGTTTGCTTTAGCTTATGCGAAACAGCACAACCTCAAATACAGCGAAGCTCTAAAACAAGCAGGACCTGTCTATAAAAAAATGAAAGGAGGAGCATCGTACAATATGGCGGTGTAATTTGAAATTATATGTTACCTAAGTAACGTATAATTTTTTAAACTTAAGATTTATTTTTTGATATAGTTGTTCATTGCTGTTCCCAAAGACGTTCCCATTTCAGACACATCGTCTTTTAACTCGTTCATCATATTGCCATATTTAGAACTTAGGTAAATATTTCGTAGCATTGATGACCCAATATTTTTTCCGAATATGTTGTTTAGTATTTTCTTTATATCGTTTGACTTATCAATAGGCTCATTGAAATAATTAACGAGAAAATGAACATTGTATTTCTTATTCTTTAGTTTATTTTTGTCAGGGTGATACTTTAAATAATGTTTAATGACTTTCATTAAATCATCTTCAATTGTAATGACAACTGAATTATATGTCCCTTGAGTTTTATATTGATTAAAAATAAATTGTTGATTCTCTAAATCCAAATAGTTATATTTTGTATCCGTTTTATTATTGGATATTTTCATTAATGAATAATCTTGGTTTCGTCTTGGTGCTTGTAATACATAAAGAGACAAAATAAGATAATATAGCATTTGTGTATAATCATCTTTATTGGTTATTTTCTGTTTTATATTATTTTCTAAAGATTTCAATTTTTCCACCACTTCATTTTGTTCCATCCAATTTTCTTTTTGAGTATCGCTTTTTTCAGTTCTATTTTGTAAATCTTTATTCATTTTTGTAAGCAACTCATAATATTGTTGATATAACTTTTCATCGTTGTTTTTTAAAACAACACACGCTGAGATAATAAAACTTCTCTGTGTCGTTGGTTTGTAGTCTTGTATTATAGTCATAACCTTTTTTATGTCTTTTAAAAAGTTTAGATCGGTTACTGGATTTCCACCATTTAATCTTACCAAATTTTTAGAATATAAGTTTTGACTGGATTCACCGATTGGTTTGTCTCGGCTCTGAAATATATCTATGAGAAAAGAATTCATATATATTTAGTTTAGATTATATTTTTAAGATTATATGAATTAAAATATAGCGGGGACATCCCCGCACGATGGGTTCGGGAAAGGGCTATGCCCTTTAAAACCCGAGGTGTGGAGTGGAACTCCACGGAGCATAGCTCCTGATTATATAATCTCAATATATAATATGAAAGGTGGTTCTTTAAAACCCATTGAACTGAAGGCATTTCTAAAAGCGTCATATCAAGACCCTGCTCCAAATCAAATAAACGACTATACTCTGGATACTCAATTGTCTAACTTATATGGTAAAGTATATGTAAATAACGATTTAAAGAAAGTGATTCTGTCGTTACGAGGAACAAAAGAAGCAACTGACTGGGGGAATAATATCGTCTTTGCTGTAAATTCAAATGCCTATAAATTAACAAATCGCTTTAAAACAGCACAGGAAATGGTTGCTTCAGCAAGGAAGAAATACAAAGGTTATAAGTTTGAATTAATAGGACACAGTCAATCAGGAATACTAGTCAATAATCTTTGTAGCAAAACAGACACCAATTGTATAAGTTTAAATCCTGCCTATAAGAACGCTACGTTATCAGACAACGAATATATTATCCGTAGTAGTGGTGATGTTGTATCGTCTTTGTCAGCACCTAAAAAGTTTATGAATTCAATATTATATCCAAACTGGAGTAAAGAACACCTCATTACGATACCAGCGAAAACAAGCAATCCGTTAACCGAACATAACATTGATATACTAGACAGATTAGACCCTAACAAGAAAATAGGAAGAGGTGGAAGTAAATGTACTTGTGAAAAACGACCACTAAAGAATTACAATCTCAATGTCTGCATCTCTACTCTTTAGCAAGACGCCAACCGATTTGTTGGGGTTTTAAAATCTTAGTAGTTTATTAAATCAAAAAATCTAAATAAAGCAACTATAAAAATGTAGATTATTAAAGTTAATATAATTTAGATTATACATTTTGGATATAATTTTAAAATTATATCTTTTTATGATAATGTAGATTATATAATTTATGGATAATGTAGATTTATCGTTTTAGAATAATTTAGATTATTCATTAGATGGTTATTTTTTATATTATTATATATAAGATGGCTTCATTAAAACAATTGATTACTCTAAACACAACTAGTATATCAACGTTAGGAAGTACAAAGCAAGATTTAATCACAAATCAAACCGATTTAATTGTTAAAAGTTTAACATTAGGGAATGAAAATATATTAGATTTAGTCCCTGCAGGACCGATAGGACCACAAGGAATACAAGGTGAGACTGGATTGACTGGACCACAAGGAGAAAGTGGATTGACTGGACCACAAGGACCACAAGGAGAAACTGGATTGACTGGACCACAAGGACAACAAGGAGAAACTGGATTGACTGGACCACAAGGACTACAAGGAGAAACTGGATTGACTGGACCACAAGGACTACAAGGAGAAACTGGATTGACTGGACCACAAGGACCACAAGGACCACAAGGACCACAAGGAGAAACTGGATTGACTGGACCACAAGGTGAGACTGGATTGACTGGACCACAGGGAGGCACTGGATTGACTGGACTACAGGGACCACAAGGAGAAACTGGACTTACTGGACCACAGGGAGAGACTGGATTGACTGGGCCACAAGGACCACAAGGAGAGATAGGGCCACAGGGAATCCAAGGAGAAACTGGATTGACTGGACCACAAGGAGAAACTGGATTGACTGGACCACAAGGACACCAAGGAGAAACTGGATTGACTGGACCACAAGGACAACAAGGAGAAACTGGATTGACTGGGCCACAAGGAATACAAGGAGAAACTGGACTTACTGGAGCACAAGGAATACAAGGAGAAACTGGACTTACTGGAGCACAAGGACCACAAGGAGAAACTGGATTGACTGGAGCACAAGGAGAAACTGGATTGACTGGACCACAAGGAATACAAGGAGAAACTGGACTTACTGGGCCACAGGGAATACAAGGAGAAACTGGACTGACTGGGCCACAAGGAATACAAGGAGAAACTGGATTGACTGGGCCACAAGGAGTAAAAGGGGATACTGGACTGACTGGGCCACAAGGAATACAAGGAGAAACTGGATTGACTGGACTACAAGGAGTAAAAGGGGATACTGGATTGACTGGACCACAAGGACAACAAGGAGAAACTGGATTGACTGGGCCACAAGGAGTAAAAGGGGATACTGGAGAGCGAGGTATAACAGGACCACTCGGACCACAAGGGACACAAGGACCACAAGGAGTAAAGGGAGATACTGGACCACAAGGAAATTCTGGACCGCAAGGAAATTCTGGACCATCAGGAGCAATAGGACCAGCAGGATCAATAGGACCAATAGGACCAATAGGACCAATAGGACCAATAGGACCAATAGGACCATCAGGCTCAAACGGATCACAAGGAGCAACTGGACCAACAGGACCAACAGGAGCTACTGGTTCTACAGGACCACAAGGAGTAAAAGGAGATATTGGAAATACTGGACCAACAGGACCACAAGGAGTAAAAGGAGATACTGGATTGACTGGACCACAAGGAGTAAAGGGAGATACTGGATTGACTGGACCACAAGGACCAACAGGACCACAAGGACCACAAGGAGATATTGGAAATACTGGACCACAAGGACCAGCAGGATCTACAGGAGCAACTGGACCACAAGGAGCAAAAGGAAATACTGGAAATACTGGACCTGCTGGAGCAACTGGACCAACAGGAGCAACTGGGCCACAAGGACCACAAGGATTAAAAGGAGATACTGGATTGACTGGACCACAAGGACCACAAGGATTAAAAGGAGATACTGGAAATGCTGGACCACAAGGAGTAAAAGGAGATACTGGAAATACTGGACCACAAGGAATTCAAGGAGAGACTGGACCACAAGGACCAGCAGGAAACGGAGATATTGATTTGTCAGTAATTGATATATTAGGCGTTCCAGAAACTTTTTCAGGGAGTACATTACAGTATCAAAAATACATAGGATTAATTGGAAATGGGCGTAATGTATTTTTTGGTAAAAATTTAAGCAATGGAGACGAGTTTAATATTTATACGACAGGTGGTGGTAATCCTGACCCAGACGCTCATCTATCCTTACGACGACCAGGCGGAAGTTTTCAAACAGCAATTACAGGCACATTATCGGCGACTGGTAATATTACCGCCCCTAATCTCACCTCAACTTCGCTAACCTTTACAAGTCCATTGACACGTTCGTCCAATGCAATAAGCGTCAATAATACGAATGTGGTTTCAGCAGGTTCGTCTGCGTTAGTCACGAGCGGGGCGGTTCACACGGCAATAGCAACAAAACAAGATACAATAACATCGTCTACCAATTTGACTTGTAATAAAATATCCGCATCCGAAATGACAAATACAACCATAATCTTTACTGAAGATTTATATGCTACTGGTAGTGTATATGGAGATAATGAAGCAGGATTTAATTCTTTATCCGTTAATACAACTATTGGATGTAATACTTTATCAGCATCATCCATAACCGCAACTACTATAACAGGAACGAATTTAATATACGGAGCATCAACGAACGTAGGAACTAAAATAAGTAGTCTTGAAGCGAGTTTAGCAACAAAACAAGCAACTATTACAAATAATAGTTTATCCATATCACAAACTAATGGACTACAAGCAGCATTGAACGGCAAACAGGAGACCATAACAGACGGAAGTTTAACTATTGCGAGAACAAGCGGATTACAAACAGCATTAAACGGAAAACAAAATAATTTAACCGTTGATGATGGTTTGGCTTTAGGTTCATTGAATGTTGTTCCCTTTTATATGAAAAATAATTATACTCCAGCCGATTCTGGGGAAATAATCGCAGAAACTTTAACTTGTAACACATTATCATCGGCTATATCCATAACATCACCGAGCATTACAGGAACAGATTTAGTTTATGGAGCATCAGCAACGAATGTTGGAACTAAAATAAGCACTCTTGAAGCAAGTATAGCAACAAAACAAGCGAGTATTTCTACATCAACAAACATACATTGTAATACACTAAACACGGAAGGAAATGCTACAATAGGTGGTAACGTGGGTATTGGATCAACCAATCCCAGTTCCAAACTCACGATCGTAGATAATATCAACCCAACTATTTCAGTAGGCACATCAACTGGCGACCTGGGGCAAATATTTTTTGGAAATGGAAACCATAGAATCCAAAGAGATAGCAACAATGATTTATTGATAGTGAATGATGGTGGAGGAACTAGTGGTAATATTATATTTAGAACACTCGGCACTGTAGAACGAATGAGAATTACCTCATCTGGAAATTTACAAATGCCGAATTTTCGGTGTGTATATTACGTTAATAGAATAGCGAATAGATTTAGCAGTACTACGAGTGCTAATAGCATAATATTAGTACCTAAATTAGAAGTGTACGGTGGGAGATTAAAATTTGATTTTGAATGCGGAGGATATTTAAATGGAACTGCTACTGGGATGGGTATATATACTTTTCAATTGAGAAACAATACGGATACAACGACTGTAAAGTCAACTACTTGCTCCTTTTGGTTTAATCAAAGTAGTGTTCACCAATATTGGGCACGATCAGATATACATATAGGAGTGGTGGCAGGGACGTACATATTGCGAGTTGTAAGGAATACAACTGATTTATTTCACGACGTAAACGATTTCTTTAATGTCACAGTAACCGAATTTCCGTTCTAATGCCTTTTCCAAATGCTTTTCCAAAAGGCAAAAAAGGGTTTTTATTAAAAAAAAGTATGAGTATATATTATATGCCGACATTAGATGACCCATTTCCGATAGACTATCATTTCACGATTGGATATTTTTATCCTAACCTTTCTTTTTGTTGTAATGAAAATGAATACGATACTATAGAATGGATGGATACGGAAATAATACCAACCGACAAAGAATTGAAAGAAAAATGGAATTCAATAAAAACGGAATATTACAAGAATATTTTTCGCAATCAACGCAACCGACTCCTCCTAAATTGTGATTATAAAATGGTGGCAGATTTTCCATTTAAAGAGGGTGAGAGAGACCAATGGATTTTATATAGACAGGCATTAAGAGATTTTATCAATAATTACAAACTGGGAGATGAATTTCCCAATCCGCCTTAGGATCAGGAGTTATCGCTGTGGAGTCCACTGCGGGGGCATCCCCGCACGATGGGTTCAAAAGGGCATAGCCCTTTACTCCACACCTCGGTTTTAAAGGGCATCGCCCTTTCCCAAAATTATGTTTTTTAAAAGTATATGTTTTTTATCTAAGTATTATATATATGACTTCACGGAAACAATCTATCTCGTCCAACACAAATGACATCAAACAATTACAAATTATAGCCCAAGCATTACAAAATGCTGTTTCAGGTAAACAAGACGATATAACCAGTGGAAGTTTAACCATAGGACAGACGAGTGGATTACAAAATGCGTTGGACTCCAAGCAAAATAGCATTACATCAAACACGAATGTTCAATGTAATACTTTGACAGCGTCGCATTTAGTTTATGGTTCAAACGATGTCGCTACAAAAATAACAGAATTGGAGACAACAAAACAAGATAATATCATTAGCACGACTAATTTAGGTCTAAATAATATTACAGTAAATGGAATAATTTCATATCCAAATATTCCTGCGTTCAAAGCATATTATGATACAATAGTCGGAACTGAAATAACTATTGAGGCAGGTTCGTTAATTCCCAATAATAAGACTGTGTATGATACAACTAATTCATACAACAAGGATGAATTCCAGTATATTGTTCCAGCATCAGGTAAATACTTTTTTTGTTGTAGTTTTTTCTCTTCTGATTCCCTTTTTATTGTAGATTTTAGGCAAAATGAAGTAAGGGTGAAAAGAGCCGAAGTAAAAGAAGCACAGTTGAAATTTACTACTTTTAATTTCAATGTGACATTAGATTGTTTGGCTGGGGACGCTATAGATGTAAGAGTAAATTTAGGAAGAATAATAGTCCAATATAATGCTGGACCTGCTCCAAATGGTTGGCATCATTTTGAAGGATTTAAAATATCTTAAAATAAAATCTTCACTTATATTATATGGATTATGTCAAAGTATTGGTGAAACATTATGATGGAATGGGATGGTGTTGTGGAGATACGTATCAAAGTTTAAGATGGAATAAAGAATATGGCGAAAAACCTACAGACAAACATTTATGCTCTTTATGGAAAGATATGGCAGTTGAACTTATGCGTAATCAACGGAATAAATTATTACAAGAAAGCGACTACAAGGCTTTACCTGATTATCCTAATAGAGACGTATGGGTTGAATATCGTCGCTTACTTCGTGATTTTCCTGAAGTGTGGATTGATGGTATGTCGTTTCCGCAACAACCAGAATGAAATTTATAACTACTTTACTATTATTTTAAACCCTATATATTATGGAAGACCTATTGAATAAGATAAGATTGAATTGTATTACTCTTTCAAAACGACATAGCATCAAATACTTATACTACAAACACATAAGCAAATACTTTGAGATACCAACAATCGTGCTTTCTGTATTCAGTGGTTCGTTCGCAGTAGGTTCTGATATATTTTTACATCAGGAGTTAATCAGCGTTGTCTCTTGTGGAATCAGTATTATTATAACCATATTAACCAGTATTAAACTCTATATGAAAATAACCGAAACCTTGTCTTCAGAGCAGGAATTATCCATTAAATATAAAATATTGAGTTTAGAGATATACAAGTTTCTATCCTTAACAAATGATACAAGAGGTATGACCGATATTGAATACTTAAATAAAGTCTATGTCCAATACATTAAATTAATAGAGCAAAGCGAAGTGATGATGAACGATAAAAAAGACCAATTGATAAAGTTGGAATTTAATTACGAAGACGACTCCAGTACGAGTTCTAATATAGTATTGACCGAACAATATGCGGTATAAACATTTGTAAAATTGATTTAAATAGAAAAACTTAATCTCTCGACAAAATAAAAAGCAAAAGGCGGAAGTTATTCAGTAAAAAATGTCTCTGTAAATATTTAAATATAGCATACTATATATGTCGCTATCTATCAAATCATTAATAGCAGAAATATCCACATTAAATACTGATTTAACTGCTAAGATCACGGAGAACAAAAATGCTATTGAGGAATTGGCTATAAACAGTAGCGGTTCAATTACAGATGTTGTAGCAGACCTCAACAACGAAATTAGTAGGGCAACACAAGCGGAATCTTTAGCATTAAATTATTCACGCAAAAGCTGTTTTTGTCAGTCCTTTGAAGCAGAGGGACTTTTAAGTGTAGGGGAATATCCATTTTCTTTAGGTTGTGGTAGCCCAAGTGTTCCACCCAATTTTGGTTTTTTTATTCCTTTTGATTGTGTCCTTGTTGGTTATTCAATCTCACGTTTTACCTCCGATACTGGTTCAGTTAATTTTGCGATTGAACGGTTAAGCCCTTACACGAGTGGTAACCTTTCTACCGTGATAAATCTAAGTCTAAGTGGCTCGGAAAAAGAGCGTTATCAGGGACAAATGGAAACGTCTATCCCAAAGGGAAAATTGTTTATCAAATGTACACAGGCAAACGGATTGACCGATATCACAGCAAGGTATAGAATAAGTATTTTTTTCCAATCTATTGAATATACGACATCATTACAATCATTACCTTAAATATTATTTATGAAAATAATATCTAAGACTATATTATATGAGAACACTCGCTACTTTAAGAGACAGTTGTATTGACGGTAATACCGAATTAACTATTCCACTCAAATCATCAAGTCATACACCGTTTACCGCTACTACTTTGACGTATGTGTTTGATGGTGGTTCTACTCTCATCACATCAGGTTTTTATGTTTTAACTTTTGAAATGAGGTTCGTGTATGCGAACACAGGTGTAGTGGATGGATCTACCCCTAGTATCGTGGGGTCAAATGTCCATAATCGGTTATTTTATCAATATACGTATAAAGAAGATAATGGGAATACTACAACTTTAGGAGGTGACCTTGTCCTAACCAACTCGTTTGAGACTCTATCGCAGAACTTCTTTCGGTGGGCTGGTAAGGTAGTCGTAAATATTAAGAAAAACTCAACTGATTTCAAAATAGGGTTTCAAACTGTTGAGCATCCAAATATTCCTACTTTGCCTAAGGTCTCATTTGATCCATTATGTTCTCTTCAACTAGACAAGATATTTTAGAAGTTTTATTTGTATCTTGGTCATTGTCGTGGCGGATATGGAGCAAATTGGCTTACAATATTCAACACGATTTTGAAGAAAATAACGGCAAAACCCCATTAAACGTCAAATTTGCTTTCCATATTGACAGCGTGTCGTCCGCCGTGACATTGGGTGCCAAGGGGTTTCAATTAAATCACATTTATATCATATCCGTCAAGACCCAACGGTGGTAAAGGTGGCGTTGTTATCTTTGGTGGTTTCAAAATTGGAGGGATAGCAAGAAGACTTTCTTTTACATACCGTACAGACTGCTCTTTATCTGAACCAAAAGGCGTTATTTTATATCGTGTCGGTTTTGCCGTCCTATTTCCCAAACTCTCTTCGGTTTGCTGAAGAACTGTCGTTATGGTATATTTCTGCTCAGACCAATTTGGTTTATCAAATTTGTCAAGTTTTCCTTTTGGTATTCTAAGACGAACGATTTGACCTTTCGCATAACTATTTTGAAATGGCGATGGTTTTATTGCCTTATCTTTGACACTATTTATCACGTTGTTGTAGTCGTCTTCGTGTTCATACAAAACCGCCTGTGCTGGTGTCACTCCAATGGTAGTGTTTATTTTATTATTATAAATATGAACGGCTTGACTTAAATATTCACTCCATTTACTGTAGTCTTGGTCGGCGTGGATAAATATAAGTTTATTGAATATTCTCTTTATGATGCCATTAGAACGTTCAACAATAGAGTTGGATTGAGGCATATATGGAATGGTATTACTGATACCAATGTTCAACTCTTCCAGTTTTTCTTTAAACTCACGCTTGAACTCCCCTCCATTATCCATATGACAATAACCAATCGGAACATCTAATTGATTTAAGAATGGAAATTTAACGAAAATATCTTCATAGAACTCCATAAATGCCGTTGTCAATGTTTTAGGTTGTTTATTTTCAAGTGGAAAACAATGCATATAACGACTGAAATTATCTATAATCACAAATATATAGTGATATGACTTTCTAACCAACCCTCTTTGAATCACGAGAGAGGGTTGATTGCTTTTATCAATTAAATCAATGCTAATGGAATGAAATGGGCGAATGGGTATCATACTGCTAACTACTCTTGGTTTCCGTTGATACTGGAATCGTTGATTTACGACCTGATACTTTAACCATTCCGCAATATCATCACGAGAAGTATAGGGAGAATTACCTATCGGACCTGAATTTGGTGAAGGATAAGTTGTTTTCATATGATTGTATAAAGCATTACGGCCTAATACGAAACCTTTAGCGTAGTATTCGTCGGATATTTGCTCAAGTTGAAATGGATTCAAAGGCATTATAATTACAGCAGAAATTAAATACTCGCTCCTTTAGGAATAATCTTGATTTTACAAAAAAATAAAATCTTGATATATAATAATGTTTGACAATTTACCAAAGAAATTTTTGATATACGCAATCTGTTGTAATGTAACGAACAAAAAATACATTGGTTCTACTTCAAACTTAACCTCACGACTCGCCGTTCATCTTTCAAGCTATAAAAATAAGACTTCCACTTGTTCATCTGTAGAGATATTCAAAAACGATAATTATAATTGTATCATTCTCCAAGACAATTTAGAAAAAAATCAAATCAAAGAACGAGAACTTTTCTTCATCAAAGTGTTTGAACATAACATCGTTAACAAGTATAGACCTATGTTGGAAGATATGAAAGAATACCAAAAGGAATATCAAAAAACATATCGTTTAAAACAACGTTGAACGCCTTTTCCAAAAGGCAACAAAAGGATTTAAAAAACCATTGGTTTTTAATCAAATTTAGATTTTATTAGATATTATACTTGTATCAAATATAATATCTTCATATATTAAATGCTAAACTTTGAATCGGTTGGTAGTCCAGTTGCGAAAATTTTAGATACTAAAACAAAGAAGGACCAAGTTGTATATTTAGGTGATCCTGAACTAGATGGTATTATCAGAAACGGTTATACGGATATAGATTTAGAAGCACACCAATCTTTTCAGCAGATCCCTGACAACAAAGAGAGAAATATCTTATATATAACAGGGGCGTCAGGTTCAGGTAAATCGTATTACTCGGCGGACTTTATAAAGCAATATATAAAGAAAAATCCCAAAAATGAAGTGTTACTATTTTCATCCGTTGGCGATGATGCTGTCTTAGATAAAATACATAAATTGAAACGATTTAAAATAAACGATGATGACTTTATTACTGAAACGTTTACCATAGATGATTTTAGAAACTGCTTACTCATATTTGACGATGTAGACTGCATATCAAACAAAGCAATTTTAAAAAAGGTTTATGAAATATTAGATAAAGCATTAACCACAGGAAGACACACAGGAACGAGTGTCATCTACACTACGCATACAGCGTGTAATGGTAAATCAACAAAATTAATTCTCACAGAATCTCATTCAGTAACCTTCTTTCTTAACGGAATGGGTGGTAAGTCGTCCAAATATTTGCTTGATGGATATCTTGGTCTCGACAAACGGCAAATCGCTGAGATAAAGAAGATGAAGACTAGATGGGTCACCGTTATGAAAACATATCCGCAAATCATATTAACACAAAAGCGACTGATTTTGAGTAAAGATTTATAAGTTATAAATTAGAGTTTTAAATTATTCTAATTTATATATGTATCAAACGATTCATTATGAACTTACTGTGGATGAATCGTGGGTTTTATTTTGTATAATAGATGATATAAATAGGTTGTTTTTTAAAAACGACTAAGTACATCCTCATATTTATCAATTCTATATGAATATTGGAAATTATGATCAATATATTCTATCTCTTCATAATCTTTAATTAAACGATCTTTGTCAGATAATACATTTTCTTCATACAATCTTTCGCAATCAAGTTTTGACGTCGCTTTAATCGGTAAAAATATTTCCATCTCTCTGCGGGTTATGTCGTAGCGAACGATTGTCAAGGTATACATATATAATAGAACATATAAAAAATCGTATTTGCTAAACGTTTTGAATTTTTTATTGTAATATTTTATATGAACATTTTAGATGTTAGTGATCCACAAGTTGTATTAAGAAATGCAAAAAAATATTACGGACGAGGTGTTCAAATTTACTTATCTTCAAACAAGAACAAAAAATATATGATATTACATCCTGAAACTGGTAAGAGAGTACACTTTGGTTCAATATTGTTTGAAGACTTTACAAAGCATAAAGATGAGACAAGGAGAGAAAAGTTTAGAAGTAGAAACCGTAGGTGGCAAGACGCCGAACCCTATACCGCATCACACTTATCTTATTATTTACTTTGGTAATGGTTTCAATTTAAATCGTTTCAATTAAAAAACTTTCAATATTTACGCAGTACGCTTTAGATTTATTATTCCTAAACACGCACACGTTATTGATTCTAATATAATTGCCGTATTTCTCCTTGTATTTCATAAACTTTGCTAGTTGTATTTCGTTATGCGACTTCA